TGTGAATAAGGCACCGCTAGGTACGTTTGTTAAAACCTGTGAATTATCTACTTTACCTGCTAAAGCGTTAGTCATAGTTGTAGAGAAGTTTGCATCATCCCCTAAAGCCGCCGCTAACTCGTTTAAAGTATTTAGAGCCGCAGGGGAAGAATCTACAAGGTTAGATACTGCTGTATCTGCATAAGTTGTGTAATAAGAACCGTGCTGTCCATCCAAGGTATCTGCGTCTACATTTAAAGCATCTATATCCGCTTTAGTCTGGTCTGCAGTGGCACCTGTTTCGATACCATCTAATTTAGAATGGTCTGCAGTTGTGAAGTTCTCATCTGTTGCTACATAGTTCGCATCTGATACTACATTAGCATCATAAGCAAGAACATTAACACCTATATCAGCGTCTTTGAGGATAGTAGCATCAGCGGGCTCTAAAGAGTCTGTAATGCCGTAGCCCGCTAGTGTTGTAGGTTTCCCCGTTAAGTTAGCAAAAGATGCTTCAGGGATAGCCGCTATTTGTGTATCTGTATATCCAGTAAAATAAGAACTATCGTTACCGTTTAGTGTTTCTGCATCGCCACCAATCGCATCACCTATGGTTTGCTTTTCCCAAGTACTTGAACTAACATCATAAACAGGTATAAAGTCCTGTGTATGTGCGTCTGTTCCAGTTGGCATATCATCTGGGTTTAACACAAAAGAACTTTACATCTACACTGAAAACTAAGCTAGATGGTATAGCCACTTCAGCTAACAACTACAGTTTTCCTTATTCGATTTCTTCTACAGCGTCAGCTAATGCAGTAGTTCAGTATAACCAACATGGCTATCTAACTACTAATTACATAAACATTAACCCTAACACTGTAAATAGTGGCGTTACTGCACTTTGCGTTGAGCAATCTAACGACGGTTATGTTAGACACGGTGGTGCTTCTGGTGTGCGTTCTTTCTTAAACGTTGCCGATGGTGCTAACAACTATAGTCACCCAACAGGTAATGGTAATAACCATATTCCTTCTGGAGGCTCTTCTGGTCAAGTATTGACTTATTCCTCTCCGGGTACAGCGGTGTGGGCTACAGCTTCGGCTCCTGACCCTTTCCCTGCGGCTCCAAATTGGAGTAGCCCTAGTGCTAATTACACATCAAGCGGTTCTTGGAGTAAACCCGGAAGCGTTGGAAATGATGATTGGGTTATCTTCCATTTAATTAGTGGCGGAGGCAGTGGAAACGCCGGCGGACACGGTCAAGGTGGTAAAGGTGGCGCACTTGTTTTAGCTGTAAAAGGTGCAAGTATAACCTCATCCGTTTCATTCGTCGTTGGCGCAGGTGGCCATTATAACGGTTACGGCGGCTTTGCTAATGTTGGTGGGGTAAGCTCAATAACTATTGCTGGAAAAACCTTTACGTCAGGTCAAGGCGGTGGAGCAAGTTATTATACTAATAGCGGTGGTCACGGCGAAGGTGTTCTAGCGTGGCCTGGAGGTTCAAGCCCTGCAACAATCATTACAGTAGATGATGTAAGAGGCGGCGGTTCCTTAGGCGGCGGTACAGCTAGCGCAGGATATAGAGGTGGCGGTGGCTACTATGGAGCAGGAGTTCCGGGTGCGCTTAGAATTCACTATTAATAATAAATACTTATATAGGAGTACAATATGGCTAACTATGCTATAGTAACAGATGGCGTTGTGACTAATGTGATTGTTTCTGATACTCAACTCGATACATCTTGGGTACTTTGTACTGAAAGTGTTTCCGTAGATTGGGAATACGATGGAACAAATTTTACCCCACCGTACAGAAAATACAGAAATGACTTATTGAAGGAGACAGACTTTTATGCATTGTCTGATGTTCCAATGAGTTCTGAAATGACTGCTTACAGACAAGCTTTAAGAGACCTACCGTCACAAGATGGCTATCCAAATAATATAATCTGGCCTACGAAGCCTAGTCAATAACAAATGGTAACCACAAAATAATTAGTTAAACCATAGGAGAACTAAAAAACATATGTCAAGAAAAAAGTCTCGCTTTGAAGCAAAGTCTAAACGCCCTAAATATGAACGTGACCAAGAGGGCAGAGATATGTATCGCCCTAAGAATCCGGGAACTCACTTTAATCTTATTCCTAAGAATGAAAAACAAGATAGATTGATTGAGGCGATTAAAAAGTCACCGATTGTAGCAACCATGGGTTGTGCGGGGACGGGTAAGACTTATTGTAGTGCGGGAACGGTTGCTCAACTCTTTTTAAAGGGTGGTTATAAGAAAATAGTTTTAACTAGAGCAAACGTACCAACAGGTAAATCACTGGGACACTTTCCCGGAACGGTTGCCGAGAAGATGACACCTTGGTTAATGCCAATGCTAGAAGTGTTAGGTAAAGCATTTGGTAAAGGTAAGTATGAATATATGTTAAATAAAGGGGAGATTGAGATTCAACCAATCGAAACTATTCGAGGCCGTTCCTATGAGAACGCTTTGGTGTTGGTAGATGAAGCTCAAAACCTCAATATGGACGAGTTAAAAGCAATAACGACACGTTTGGGTGAAAACTCTAAATTAGTCTTAATGGGTGACCCTGCACAGTCAGATGTCAAACAAGGTAAAGACTTAGTTCGTTTTTGTTATAAAGTAAATCGGGCGGGTATAAAACTGCCTATAATTCAGTTCGGAGTAGATGATATTGTTCGAAGTGACATTGTAGCTGACTTAGTTAGAATGTTTATAGAAGAAGAACTCTAAAGAAGCTTATAGAGAGGCGTTAAGTCTGTTTGATGGGGATTACTATCAAATAGGTTCTAGCGTCTCTCTATGGCTCACTCTGCAGGAG